GTGACCATCAACGCTGCCATGCCTAGAAATAATACTGAATTTGCTATCTGACGCAGGTATGTCCCCGCTGGTGCCGCTGTCATTCTTGCGTAGCCAGATGTTGATGTCGTGAATCGATGTGCTGGTATTTACAAATTGGACCGAATAAATGATGCTGTAAACACCACTGCGGGAAAACGTAACGCGCGAACCGTTGGCAATGCTGATGCCTTGGCTGTCTGGATCTGTTGAGCCAATGGCAACTGAGTATGCCGTATTGGCTGCTGCGGCAATTTGCTGTGTTGTGTCATAAAACGACCCCCACAGCAATTGATTGCGGACGGTATCAAGCTGACTGGTAAACGGATTTAACTTAAATGCCACAAGTCAACTCCGCACAACGGTCAGCATGTTGTTGTTGGTGTCGTAGGTCATTGTTAAAACAGCAACGACTTTGCCGCTAGTGCCGCCGCGCTTGTACGTTGCAGTCAGCAAATTGTTGCTGGCATCGTAAGTGTTAACAATGCAGTCATGCGTTGGGATGTCAAGCCCCTGCCTAGGGAATGCATCGCCGCCGCCAGGAAGAACGTATGCCATCACACTTTGTAAGCAACGACTTTGCCGGAGGCAAGAGTAACACTGGTAAACACACCAGAGACCGAATCGCCCGCCTTGAGCGGCACTGATGCAAACGTATTGCCAGTTTGGTTCTCGATCACAGCGCTGGCGATTACTGCATCAGCCACAGCGTAGATCTGCCAGAAGCGGCCGGTATGTGCAGCAGTATCGTCGATGTACTCAAAGCCGATGCTGTAAGACCGATCCATGGTCAGCTCCGTTTGATCGCAACGTTACCTGGTCCACTGATTCTAAGCCCTGTCAAATAGCGCTCCATGATCGGCGGTACCTTGTCTACGCCGACAGCGCCATAGCCAAGGTTAGGCGTCACATCCAGACTGCCGATTTTGACGTTTTTGTAGTCTTCCAGCCCGCTAAGGCCAAGGCCGTCTGGGTTGTTGTTAAGGTAAACGGCCAGCACCACCTGCGCGCGCTTAATTTGATCTGGGATTTCGTTGTCGGCGAAGTAGTCGGTGGTAATGCGAAACGGAAATCCAACCGCGTAGGTATTGATATAGGTATCGGGCTTGCGAACACCAGTTCGCGGCCATTGCATTGACTGGGTATCAGTAGAGCGAGCACCAAGAAAGCGTTCACGATCTAATCTTTGCGCAGCGGAATACAGCGCACGGTTTTTGTTATCCGTGGTTGCGGCAGCCCATGCCGTTGCATCAGCATCTAGCACCATGCCATCAATGATGGACTGCGCATCAGCCAATGTCAGGTATGAGTTTGCGTCTGCCGCGTTTGGTGTTGCGATGATCGTGATTGCCATCGTCAGGCTCCGTTACATCTAGTGTAGGCATTGGCTCTGCAATAGAAAATGAGGCCACCTCCAAAGAGGCAGCCTCACGATCACGCAGTCGCCGGAAAGCGAACAATCCCATTAGACGCGCTTGAGCAGCACGGTCAGGATCACGCCAGCCAAGGCGGTGGTGGTGCCTGTCACGTCAAGTGCCAACCGGTTGCCGGCATCCAGCACTAGGTTGCCATTGGTGGCGGTCAGGGCAGGAGCCTGCTCGGTCAGGGCAGTGCCCTTGAGGTCGAGTTTGGTATCGCCGAGGAGGTCATCACCGGCGGTAGCAGCTTCAGTGCCTTGGCAGCGACGGATGGTACCGGTAACGGCGCTACCATCGGTGCCAGCAACTGTGTGGATCTCACGCACTGCCACCACTTCGCACTTCACCGGAGCGGTGAAGAACTGCACGTCAGCCACCGAGGAGGCAATGACGTGAGTAGCAATGATGTACTGCTCAGTGCTGACTTCAAACTGGGAAGGTTGAGCCATGGTTGGTTACCTCAGAAGTTAGAAGTGACGGTGCCACGGACGATACCAAGGTTCTTGGTTTCGTACACCTTGGTCCAGTTGCCGATGGTGGCAAGCTGAGCTTGGGTTGGGTTGGGGGTCGTGACGGCCCACTTAGCGCCCACAGGGTGGTAGCAGTAGTGCAGGTCGATGGACATGGCATCGCTCTTGGCGAGGATGTCACGGTCAGTTTCGGTCTGCATCGCCATTTGCTCACCGCTGGCGATAGCGCCTTGGGTGAAGAAATAGACGGGGTAGTTGGTGCTGGTAGGCGCCAGGTCGTCAGAGACGATCACGCGCAGACCCATGTAGGTAGGCACGGAGTTGTCGCCACCGTAGGCACCAGCGATGCTGCCTGCAAACACAGGAGCAATGCCGGTGGTAGCCACAGTGCCGCCACCGCGTGCTTCGGTGTTGGTCACGTAGTCAATGGCCTTACGCTCTACGAGGTCGTAGTAGACCGCAGAGTGCATGGCAACAGCAGTCAGCTTGTCGCCTTGATCACCCAGCAGCGCACGAGCCTTAGCCACCTGACGGGGACCAAGTGCGGTCATGCCGCTCAGGTCAAACGACAGCGGAGCAAAAGCAGCGCCGGAGTTGGAGGTAAGACCGCCAAACACGCCTTCCAGCACCTTGATCAGGTCTTTCTGGCGCTGGTTGGCCACATAGGAAGCAACCTTGGCGCCGATGGCAGCCATGGGGTCAGCGCCAGCAGCGAGGGCCGCAAGGTCACGGGCCTCAAAGGCGCGGCCACGGTGCAGGATCACGCCCACTTGCTTGTCAGCGGTGATCTTGCCAGGCGTCAGCGAGGTGCTGTCAGTCAGCACTTCAAAATCGCCAGACAGGTTGGCCTTCCAGAAGGGGACGTTGATGTAGTCACCACCCTCGGTAGCGTTCAGCTCAGCCATGGGCTGCACCACACCGGATGCCAGGAAGGCATCACGCAGGGTGGTTTGCTCAATGACGTAAGGCGTGAAAATCTCGGGGATGATGACATCAGAGCGAAGAGTCGCCATGATGAAACCTCAGGGGAATGGTTGATTGCGGGCGCAGCCCTTGGATGCCCAGCGCAGCCGGTTGCAAATATATTAACGTCCTGCTGCAGCTTTCAATCGGTTGTACATATCACGGTCGGTACGGAACAGACGTGATTGCTCGGTCAGATTGAATGCTTCAGGCAGGAACGGGTTTTTGATGCCCAAGGTGGCGTCACCATTGCTGCGGCCAGATGGTGCGCCGCTGCCTTGGGGCTTGGGTTGCTTTTGCATCCAAGCCGGCAGCGTCTTGGCCCATTCGCTGACGGGCGTGCGCTGGTAGCCATCAACGACGACAACTGTGCCATCAGGATCGCGCTCAATCTGATCGCTACTCAGCTTGGTTTTAAGCACCATGTCTGGATCATGCACGATATCCGCCAATGCGGTCACGGCTGGTGTGACCAGCTCCAGCTCACGCACACGGGACTCAAGCTCTGCGATGCGCTGGTCCTTTTGCGCCGTCGCCTCACGGTACTGCTGCTCCAAAGCTTGCCTTGCCTCGGAGTATTTTCCTTGTTGCTCAAGTTCGGCTTGTTCGGCTTTGCGCTTGAAATCAAGCAGCTCGTCGATGTTGACGCCATCGGGTAGCTTCGGTGATTTCTTTGCTGACCGCAACTCGGCAATCAACTCTTGATTCTTGCGTTCCAGTGCTTCAACGCTACGTTGCAGCGCTTCAGTGTCACCAGTTGCCGCAGGCTCCTGGATCTGGTTTTCGTCGGACATGCGTATCCCGCAGGGATAGAGTGCGCTCCTACTTTACGCCTTTGCGCTTGCGTTTCTTGGCAGTCTTAGCTGCAGCCTTAAATGCAGCAGCAGATGGCCTGCCCTCTTCACCCTTGCGTGCCATGCGTTCGTTGCTGCCACGCTCAATGCGCTCGCGCTTGGCATTGATGTTGGCGTAAAGCCCAGGTTTCTTGGCCATCACTTACGCTTCCTTGCTTTTCCGGCTTTTGACAGCGCGATTGCCACGGCTTGCTTTTGCGGTTTGCCCTTTTTCATCTCGGTCTTGATGTTGGCTGATACTGCAGCCTGTGACTTGCCCTTCTTTAACGGCATTGCGCCACTCAGTTACTGATGCAAGCTTAGCCATGTCGGGCAATGCCCAGTACTGGCTGCCGTCATCACGTTGGCATAGCACTGCAGCAATCCATTTGCCGTCAACGCAGGCTTCAACAGGATCACTGACGATCAGGCCATTTTGGAAATGCCTAAGGATTGGCAGGTCCATATCGTTTGCGTAGCTGCTCTAAGGTTACCTCTGAGCCATCGTCGCGGACTAGCTTTGCAATCGCATCGCGTGGGCCGTATTTATTGGCAAGCCGGTTGAAGTACGGCACCTTTTCTGGTCCTAATGCCTCAGCCTGCACGCTGCGTGGTTGCTTGGCTAGCCATTCGCCATAGCTTTGATTGATTGGCACTTGGCCATCCTTGCTAGCGCGTGTTGCGGTAGTGGACGGTGGCAAGATGTCGGAATCAATGATGGGCACTGTAGTTGAGCGGCAATTGAAATGCTGCGGTGGCATTGGCCCTTTGCCATACTCAAACTCACGGCCGTCCAGTGCGCGACAGATGGCGCTGGTGCGGGTATCAAGCGTGGCGACATAGCGGTATTTTTTGGTGATGTCTTGATTAGCTTCATACACCTGCTGGCTGGCGCTATTGGCTACTTGATTGATGCTGGTGCGCACAAGGGCCATGACTTGGTTGTCTGCCACGGCAGTCGCCTGGCCACCTGCTGCCACGAGCTGCCCTACGGTCTTGGCCTGCTCGCCAAATTGCAGGCTGCCAATCAACCGCTTGGCAATATCTGGCGTGGTTTCACCTGTTAGCAATCCTTGCCGTACCACCTGCGAAAAACGCTCAGCTTGATCCACCGCAATACCGCGAAACGCTTTGCTGACCACCTCGCCATTGGGCAGCGTGATGGTTGCGCCCTGCGCTGCGGTAAGGCTAAACGTTTGCGGTGCGCCTTGCACTGCTGCGAATAGGTCGTCCGATAGCGCGACTACATTGAGCTGCGTTGGATCAGTGGTTACGACTGACTGCGCAAACTGCGGGCTGATTTCTACGGTATTGACCGCAGTGCGCGCACCAGCTGGTAGCGCCTTGCGTAGTTCTTCGGCTACAAATTCAGACTGCAGCTCAGCCAAGCCTTGCAGCTCTGTGGCCGTTAGCTCCGTGGCATCACCGGCCCATGTAGCCAGTGAATCCTTGAGCTGCGCCAAGATGGCGCGCAACCTAGCAGCCTTGACCGGCGCCGCCAAATCATCAATGGCGCGCAGTTGATTGACTGCATCGATAATGATGTCGTTATAGGCATTGATGACACGCCGAGCCACGCTATTGCTATAGCGATTCAGATCAATCGCGTTGCGGTATAGCTTGGCTGGTGTCGTCATTGCATGATGCCCAAGTCTGTTGCGCTATAGCCAGAACGAATACTTAAATTGGCGCCATGCTGCAACGCGTCAGTCACAACCTGTGCAAATGCGTCGTACCCATCTTGGCCGTCTTCCATTAGTACTACCTCGTCCACTGCATCGGGCTTGCCATCCTTGTACCAGCTAATGCGGATAATGGCCAGGATTTCATCTGGCAGCACGCTGACGTGATAATCAAGCTCTTGGCGGCGTGGCCTCTTCGGTTCCAACATAATCATCAAATCCACTAGCCGATCGGTCAGCCTGTCCAGCAGGTTGTAGGTCCATTCCCGCATTAGCCGTGGCCTCCAGTTCTTGTTCAACGTCAAAGTCATCGCCTAAGACCTCGCCATCAGACAGTTGCTGCAGCAGGGTTTCTTGGGTGATGGTGCCAGCAGTGTAAAGCTGCAGAAGGCTGGTGATCTCCTGCGGGTCAAGCCTTGTACCCATAAAGTCACGATTGACGTAGCAGCTGCCGGCGGCTTCATTCTGGCCAAGGTACTGCGCATGAAACTGCAGACAGTTGTCGATCATGTCCTGCATATTTTGCGCAATCACCATCATGGTGCTGTCACCTTGACTGCGATTGATGCGCTTTGCTTCAGCGGTTTCGGCAGTCAGCTTCTGGCCTAGCACTGCTGACAAGCCAAGCTCATTAATCTGCAACGCAAGTTGCTCTAGCCGCTGGAATTGATACTGAAAACTGGTGCCACCGGGTTCGATGTACTCAGCGCGGCCTTCTGCAGGAAATGCAATAGCTTCACCTGGGCCTGCTGATACCTCCTCGGCGCTAGACGGGAAGCCGTAAAACGCCAGCATCGGCACCGCTGAGATGTGCAACTGGTTATCTAAATCAGACTGGATTTGATAGGTCTTTAGGTTTAGCTCGGCAATATCCTCCAGCGGCGGCCGTGATTCCATAAAGCCAATGCGGTTGGCGTAGGCAACGCTGAACGGAATTTCGCCAAGACTGGTGCGACCTTCGTCCACGATGCGGAAGTCGCCCTTGTCATCCTTCTGGTGGATCTGATACTCGCCAGGCGTTAGCACACGCACCTGCTCTACCACCTTCTCGCCGTACAGTCCATCAGGCACGCTGGCTAATTCCTGTAGGCGCAGCATGGTGAGCTGCTGCTTGCCTTCTTTTGCTTCGGTGCGCCAGCCGAGGATGTCGCGTGGAGTGTAGGTCACCCAATACGGCCTGCCGCCGTCAGCAGGTGCATCTACGAGCGTGCCGATGTGGCCATAACGCACCATCTTGCGCGCGGCCTCGTAGGTCCACACGTTGAGGTCGTTGCCGTTGAGGTCTACGTCAAACAGCTGCTCACGGATGGTGTCGCTTGTATCAATCAACCGCACCGGCTTGCGGGTCAACATGCCGGCAAGCAAGCGCTCAAGGCGTTGGTAGTACGGCGGCACCACGCTGCGAGCAAGGCGGTTGTCGTAGGACTCGTCTTGCTCGCGTGGCTCTTGCGGCAGATAGCGGCGGTGCTTCCGCCGCATACCGTATGTGCCTTGCAGTAGATCCTCAATCAGGATCCAATGCGCCTCTTGCGCGTACCATGCAGAGTTTGCATCCTGCACACGGGTGACCTTACGCTCTGCCGTAGGCCGGTCGTAGTAGTTAAAACCCGTGTACATGTCCTACGTCAAGCTGCAGTCAGTGTAACGCTGTTGCGGGTTACCTTAATTTCAAACTCATCACCGGGGTTGAAACCCATCTCTTTGACGTACCCTTCGCCAATGGACAGCTTGCCGTTGAACTGCACCTTAGTTTTGTAGGTCAAGGTGCGACCTGCCTTTTTAGGGCCAGCCAGTGCAATGCCCTTGGCCTCGAGGAGCGCCTCGTAAAACGCGGTGAAGCAAAGCTTTTCGCCTTTGATGTATCCGCACTCGCGGACCAGCTCGGTCTTGTTGAGGTGCCCAGATTCTTTGACTTTCGACAGTAGTTCAGCGCCGGTCAGCATGAGTGCAGTAAATGGATGGCGGATTTAATATAGCCTAATGCCAGTGCTTCGTCCAGCATTGGCGTGCAGCGGGTTAAATTCACGCCAGATGATGTAGCCAAGCGCATCGTTCATGTGGTCGTAGCCTGCATCCTTATCAGGCTCACCTTTCTCGTTGTAAGACTGCAGCTCAAGGCACTCGATTACCTTGCGGCAGCCGTTTGCTATTTGCAGTCGGACTTGACCTTTGCCGTTTTCCAGCAAAGCTTGAACAGCAGCCACGCGATCGCGAACGGGAGGATTGCTGCGTGGCGATTGGTTTGACATGCCGTACGACTCAAGGATCTGGATGTCTGTTTGCGCAGCATTGGTGCTGCGATTGCCGCCGCTGGCGTCAGGGTAAACATAGATGCGATGCGCTGGGTATCTGGACTTGATCGACTGCGCTAGGGCATCAGTGTCATGCGCGCCACTGATCTCATCTAGTACTAACAGGCTGCTGCCCTGCCTGATAGCAATGACAGCTGACATGTTGCCAACGTTAAAGTCAACGCCAACCCTGAGCGGTTCGTTGCTGATGTCTGGCATGGTTGCCAGGATATGCTTGCTGCGGTCAAAGCGGTCATAAACCTGGCCGGTGGTGAGGTTTACGAATTCGCCGTCTAGGTATGCCTTGAGAAGGCTTGGATCGTAGTTGGCCTGCAGCCGCTCGATAAAGTCCGGTGGCAGGTGTGGATTGTCTACGGTGCGCATCTTGATCAGATGCCGGTCTGCACGCGCTTTTGCATCATCACTGCCAAACGTATTCCACATCCAGCGGAAACCTTCCGGCGTGCTGGCCGCAGCAAACTGCCGGACATTGCCTGACCTCAAGCGGCCGAGGATTTTAGGAAATGCTTTATTAGCAATATTGGGCGTTACGGTATCAATTTCATCGCACAAAACCCATGCGAGGTTAAGGCCGATAATGCGTCCGTAATTTTCAAAACTACGACAAAGGATTTTTGTATCTCCACTTGGCAAATGCAATGTATATTCCGGCAGTGGTGATGCGCGAAAGGTGTACGGAATGTCGTATGCCTCTAGAAAGTTATCAAAGTCGTTCTGCCAGATGTCACGAATCAATGGGCCGGTGGGTTCCATCACTGCACCGATAAACCCTTGATTGGCCGCGGCCAGCATCACAGCCTTGGCGCACAATGCCCTAGTCTTGCCAGCGCCATACCCGGCCGAGATACCAAGGATCTGCGTTGCGGTGTCATCCACAAACGCAAGCTGCCCAGGGTGCAAGTCTGCACGGATGCGGGTGATCAAGTCGTCAGTGTCCTCAGGCGTCTGCTGCTGCATGAATGCAAGCAGCGGCACTGGTTCGCAGATGCCGCTAACGATGCTCACAGAAATGCACCCTGCACGTCACCCGCCTGCACCCGATGGCGCGCAATCTCCAGATACTCCTCCTCCCGCTCGATGCCGATGAACCGGAAGCCCTCGAGCGCCGCAGCCTTGCCGGTGCTACCCGAGCCCATGAACGGATCCAGCACCACGCCGCCCGGTGGCGTCACCAGCCGGCAGAGGTAGCGCATCAGCTCGGTCGGCTTCACGGTTGGGTGGGTGTTGCCCTCACCGCGGTCGGCCTTGCTGGCCTTCGCGCAGTAGAAGAACCGGGCGGCAGAGCCGGAGTCGGCCATCTCAATCCGCGCGGGGATCTCTCTCGCATAATTGCGCCCCGCCATCGCTCGATTTGGCGTGTCGTTGCGCTTCTTGGGATGGGCGCCTCCGCTGCTTTCGGGAAACAACCCCACCACCTCATCGCTGCCGTCGTGGATCAGGTTCGCCGGCCAGCGGCCTTCTGGGTGCTCAGGATTGCGCACGTCACCCATGCCAGCGCCGTAGATGTTGTGGCTGTCCTGATTCTGCTCACTCACGGTCCCATCCTTTTTGCGCCACGTGGTCCACTTGCCAGCCACCCGACACCCATCCACGTTGATCGCGCCGGTGCCGTGCTCCAGCACGTTCGCCGCCACCGTGCCCTTGAACGGCTTGCGCGCCACCGTGATCGGCTCCAGTGCAGGCTTCAGTGCGGTGCCCCAGCCCTGCCAGTCGCCGTCCAGGTTGCGGCTCTTGGGGAATCCGCTGCCATACACCCACGCGATCAGGTCGCGGATCTCAAAGCCCGCATCCTCGATCGCCACCGCCATCCGGTGCTGCGTCCTGGTGCCCGCGAACGCCAGCAGGTGCCCGCCTGGCTTCAGCACCCGCAACACCTCCCGCCACACGTCCACCGTGGGCACGTCGTAGTCCCATGCCTTGCCCATAAAGCTCAGGCCATAGGGCGGGTCCGTCACACACGCGTCCACGCTGCAGTCGGGCAGCTCGCGCAGCCGGTCGAGGCAGTCGCCGTGCAGTAATTGAATCACGACATCTCAAATCGCAGCAGCCGCGCCTGCTTCTCAACAGCAGCCATTGCAAGGCCAACTTGCCCGTTTTCACGCGCAATGCGCTCGTAATCCTGCAACCTTGCAAGCGCAGCTTCCAGCCACTGCGGTCTAGCAATTTCAGCATCAATTGATAACAGTTTGCGCGCTTCAGCTAAATAATCCCTTACTTGGCGTTCGCTTACATTCCACTTTTCGGAACCGTATTGAACAATTTGGTTATGATTGTAGGCACGCAAAAGCAACCCATAGACCTCATTAACACGGGCCTGAATCTCGTCTTTAGTGCTTTTGCGTGCCATGTGATCAGCGTACCTGAACTGGCATTACCAGTGTAAGACCAGGCTCAAATACTACAGGGGTAGTTGAGGTGTTGCCGCTGATAGTAGCAGTATCACCGTCGAGATGCTTGAAGGCATCAATGAGGTAATGCACGTTGAAGGCAAGCGTGGGCAGCGTGCCATCCATGGCAATGGACTCTGACCCGCTGTTGGCCTCGGCTTCGGCGGCAATGGTGAGCCGCTTGGATTTCGCGGTGAGCTTGACGACGCTGTTGTGGCTGTCGGCAATGACGGCTATGCGCTCAAGTGCAGCCAGCATGGCAAGGCGGCTAACGGTAGCCGTGTGCTCGTAGCTGGGAGGGATCAGCGCTTGCACGTTCGGGTAGGTGCCGTCCAATAACCGCGAGACGATCATGGTGCCATCAGCAAGGGCGATAGCGGCCTGATGCTTGTCTGCGGTGATGGTGGCCGGCTGGCGGATCTGCTGCAGGGTACGGGCGGGTAGCACAAGATCGAGATCTGCGGCATCGGTGTCGGCGGTACGCACGGCAAGGCGATGACCGTCTGTGGCCTCAAGACGCAGAGCACCGCTTGCGATGGTGACATGCACGCCGGTCAGCAGCTGCTTGGACGCATCGGTGGCTGCAGCAGGCAATACGGCTGCCAATGGCGCTGTGAGGTCCACAGCAGCGCCAGCAGCAGCATCCACCACGGGCAATGCGGGAAAATCCTCCGCAGAGGCCACGGAGAGGCTGTAGGAGCCGCCTGCAGCGGTCAGCGTGACGCGCGTACCGTCTACGGCCAGCGACAGCGCCTCAGAAGCGTCCAGACGGCCTGTGATGTCCGCCAAGAGCCGATGGGGCACCACGCACGCGCCAGCGGTGTCTATGGCGGCAGTAATGGCGGTGCTGATGCCAAGGTCGAGGTCGTAGGCGGTGATGCGTACGGCGCCGTCATCAGCGGCGAGGAGCACACCAGCAAGGATCGGATGGCCAGAGCGTCCGGTGCCTACAGCGCGGGATACAGCGCGGAGAGCATGGGACAGGTCGGACTGTGAGCAGGTGAATTTCATTGTGCAGCAGCTTCGGCTAGGGCATTGATGATGGCGTCGCAATCGACTTGAAACGAACCGACGAGTTCGAGCGGGATCGGCTGGCTGTCGTCCTGTGCGTTATCGCGGATGGCGTGGGCGTAAGCCAATGCCTGGGTCATGCAGTCATGAAGCCGGTTGATCACCGGCGACTGCTTGGCGGGAATGTTGATCGAGTCTTGTGATGACATACGCAACGAGATGCTCAACGTGTCGGTGCGACAGATCACCACGCATGTGGGCAGCAGCACCAGACACGAGGCGATGGTAGTCGGCTGTGGTCAACCCTGCAACCGCGCTGCTTAAGGAACGGTCACGGATGAGCTGGGCGCGGCTGGTGCCGAGCGATGCGGCCTGCTGATCCAAGGCGGTCAGGTCTTCGGGCTGAAAACGAACTTTGATTTCTTGCATTTGGTGGTCGTATGAGTGCTGAGCGTAACGCGGACGCAAAAAGGCAGGCTGTGACTGGGTTTTCGGCCGAGGCGGACGCAAATTGCACTTGGGCGGACGCCAAAACCCTTGCAAACACTAGGCGGACGCAAAATCGGGCTTTCCCTACCTCCCCCTATATGCGTCATATGTTCACCCCACTACATAGCGTTTCCTTTTTCTATAGGCGTTTATATACCCCTATTTGCGTCCGCCTAAGGAAAAGGTAGTAATAGCAAGGGGTTTTGCGTCCGCCTTTGCGTCCGCCAGGGGTGGCAGCGGACGCAAGTTGCGTCCGCCAACAGCGTCACCATGGGTCCAGCTTGAGACCGGTGATAAGACGATCGCGGCTTTTGCCGGCTCTGGCGGACGCAAGTTTCGGGAAGATCTGCCGCAGCGCCGGCACCAAAAGCCGTGCCGCCTTGACCGTGCGATCAGCCGGCGGGTCCACCAACCACCGATCACGGTCGTCTAGATAGCCCTCTTCTCGATACCAAGCGTGCAGCGTGTCCCATACCCGCTTAACCGATACCTGAGCGCCATCCTCGTAGGTCAAACCAACGGCATCGCAGAACTCCCACAGGTGACAACTGGCACGGCGGACATCTTCCATAGCCTGCCTACCAGAGCTGTAATCGATACCATCGCTCATGCTGAGTGCCATGCCTTCCAGCAGCCAGTTAAGGAATGCAGGGCATATCTGCTGCTGGATAAAAGACGGATCATCCTTTAGGCGTGGGTCAGCCTGAATGTGGCTGGATTCAGTAGGTGTTGCCATAAAGGTCTTCCTGAATTGGAAGACATGAAACCGTGTCTCAATGGCAATCTGATCACCAGACAGGGAAGGGTCTTTGTTGAGGTTGAACACAAAAAGCGCAGACGGTACAAACTGCAACTCCTGCACGCCTTTCAGCTCATATGACAACTCCTCACCACTAATTGCGGCCTTTAGTGACTGGAGGTTGTCAATATGCACAAATTGGCTGTTTTCGCTGGACCAGTTAACTGATGCACCGCGCAATGGCGCAATAGGGAATTTGCGGCCTTGGTCGTACTGGCGAAAATCGGCCAGCGTGCAGGAGGTGAAATTACGGCTGCCGAGAGTGTCGCGCAGTGCGGTGCGGATGGTGTCTTTGCCGTTGGAGCCGGCGCCGATCATCAAAACCGCCCGTGGCCTACCGCGTGTAGCGCGGTACTTGGACAGGTCAAGGCCGCTGCCGAGGATGCGCTGCAGCGTGTCGCGGTCACCAGGCTCTACGGCTTCCAGCAGTCGCCATAGGTGCTGGGCGCTGGCTTCGGGGTCGTAGTTGTAGGTGGTGATATAGGTGAACGCACGGTCTGGGCTATGCGGCTCAAAGGTGATGTCAAGCTTTTTGCCGCTCCACGACCAAGACACCACGCCATTGGCGCAGTTGATTGCATTGGATGGGTTAACCGGGACCGGCTCCAGCAGCCGCCGCATCCATGCAAGGGCTTCATCGACGTACTTTGGCCGCTTCCATGGGTGTGTGCGATCACCAGTTCTGGCATCAATGACATGGAGTTGCGACAGAAGGCCGGCGATGCTGGGCGCTAACTCGTCGTCGGTGGTGGGCTGGTAATGGGTGCCGCACCAGCGATGGAGGATGCCATCAACGCAAATCCAGCGGACGGCAGGGTACTCAAAGACGTACTGAACGGTCATGTCGAGCCATTCGGTATCTGTCTTGCTGTACAGCTGGCAGTTGATGGCTTCTGCGGTGGTCGGCTCTGATGAGCGCACCTGCCTGCGTGTGGGCATTGGCGGCTGCCAGCCGTAATGCCGCGCCCAGTACCAAAAGGTGCCCGCGTTGATGCGATCACCACCAGAAGCGGCAATCTGCTCAAGGCCCTGCCACTGCGGGCTGTGCTGCTGCATCAATGCAATAGCAGTGGCGGCATCGCCGACGGCTTGGATAAGCCCCCAGAAGATATTGCGGTAGATGTGGTACGTGCCGGTGCCAGGCGCGCGCGGCGGGATGGCGGCTAGCGCCTCGCGGATGTCATCAATGCCGCGCTCGGCTTGCTCTGTGTAGGTGCGCGCTGGCTTTTCGTGCTGGTAATAGGTCTCAGATGGCAGCACCGACTCGATGTCAGATACGGCGTAGTGGTTGCCGCTGCATGACACCATGCGGCACTGCTCACCAAGACCGCCGTCGGCACCAGCGTGATAGGTGCCAGGCAGGCGCATGACGCGAGCAGCATTTTTGATGCTGCGGTCTGCATCGCAGTAGTCGAGTAAACGAGCCTGCACCAATTCCCAATGCGCAGGCGTGATCGGGTCAGCCAACACCCAATAGTTATGTATGGATTTGCCGCCAGTGTCGATCTGCATGGTCGGCTCTGGCAGCTTGAGGTCCTGCCATGCGGTGAGCTGCCATTCCTTGGGGCGGTCATCCCATTCGGCAAAGAATGCACGACATGTGGTGATGTCTGCGTTGGTGTCACCGCCATCGTTGACGACGACATAAACGCCGCGACCTTCGGACTGCCATTCGGTGATTAGCCGCTTACTGCTGCCGCCTTTGCGGCCTTTATCGGTGGGCTTGCTTGGGTGGTCAGCATGGAGAAATGCACGCAGCCTGATCGCACCTGCCGGCTTCCCTAGAAGGGCAATAAACCGACGGGCCTCGTCAAAGTCAATTTCCTTCATCGGTTGGCCTGTTGATCCATGGCTTGCTGCAGCAGTAGGCGTATGGCAGTACCGCGCGACATGCGGTCACCACGCCAAGAATCCAGCCACTGCAGGAGGTCTGAGCTAAGGCGCAAGCTAAATGGTCGGCAAAGCTGCATTGCTTGGTGGGCGCTGGGTGCTTGACAACTGTAGCCTCTAGGGTTACGGTGTCAAGGCCAAGCATCACAAGCAATGCTTTACGAGCCAAAGTTTATTCAGATTTCTACTAACAGTTGCCCTGATGGAAATACTTGCTTGTATGCCCTTGATAGCGATGGCAATGTTTGGGAATTGATTTGGAAAAAAGAAGGCTATCAATGGATCTTTATTGGTTCACCTGCTGGCATTGATAAGCCATGAACCTTCGCCCATACCAGCAAACCTTGGTTGACCAGATCCGCCTGCAATACCAGCTAGGCCACCGCAAGGTACTGGCAGTGCTGCCAACCGGCGGCGGCAAGACGGTGATCTTCAGCCACATCGCCCAATCCGCCGCCCGCAAGGGCAACCGCGTGCTGATAGCCGTGCATCGGCAAGAGCTACTAGATCAAGCGTGCCGCTCACTGCCGATGCCGCATGGTGTGATTGCCGCTAACCGCAGCATGGATCTCAGCCATGCAGTGCAGGTTGCATCAGTCCAGACGCTTGCCCGCAGGCTCCACAAGCTGCCGCGTGATTTCTTTCAGCTGGTGATCATCGACGAAGCGCACCACAGCAATGCCGGCACATGGGCCAAGGTGCTGGAGCATTTCCATCAAGCCCACCTGATGGGTGTCACTGCAACCCCGATCAGACTCGACGGCCGCGGACTTGGCGAGCACTATCAAGCGATGGTGGAAGGTCCCAGCGCGCAATGGCTCACGGATAACGGCTACCTCGCCGCGGCCAAGGTGCTGGCACCACCAGGCTTTGACACGACCGGCCTGCGCAAGCGGATGGGTGATTTTGACACCAAAGAGGCGGAGCACCGTGTCGGCACGATCATGGGCGACTGCCTTAGCCACTACCGCAAATACCTATCGGGCCAGACCGCGATCGCGTTTTGCTGCAGCGTGGCCCACGCGGAGGCCGTGGCATCCCTGTTCCAGTGCAACGGCATCACAGCCGCAAGCATTGACGGCAGCATGACCAGCGAGCAGCGACGTGACCTACTGCAGGCGCTAGGTGCTGGCCGGATACGCATCCTCACCTCCTGCGCACTTATTGGCGAGGGCGTGGATGTCCCGTCAGTCGGCGGCTGCATCCTGCTGCGCCCTACAGCAAGCGTGGCGCTGCATCTACAGATGATCGGCCGGTGCCTGAGGCCATCACCGGGCAAGGCTGCAGCAGTGGTGCTTGACCACGTCGGCAATACGCTCCGCCTTGGCCACCACCTAGAGCCGCGCGAGTGGAGCCTAGACGGCGAGCGCAAGCGGGATCGAGAGAAGGCGCCCTCGGTCAAAGTCTGCCCCAGCTGCTTTGCCGCCATGGCCAGCCAAGCCAAGCAGTGCGGTGAGTGCGGGCATTGCTTTGCACCAGAGGCACGCGAGCTGCAGCAGGTTGATGGGGAGTTGGTTGAGGTGGCCATGCGCGCCAAGCGCCGCGAGCAAGGCGGTGCGCAGTCCCTCAACGACCTCCGCCAGCTAGCGCAGCAGCGCGGCTACAAGCGCGGATGGGCTGAGCGGGTGCACCAAGCCAGACTGGCCAAGCGTTACGGCGGATGAGTGTCAGAGCAACAGATCCAGCAACACATCCGCCTAGCCTGCAGCACCGGGGCTACCAGGCTGTTCCGCAATAACACCGGCACGCTCAAGGACCAGCATGGCCGCCCGGTGAGTTTTGGCCTGTGCAAGGGCAGCGCTGACCTCATCGGCTGGCGCACGGTGACAGTGACGCCAGAGATGGTCGGCACCACCGTGGCCGTGTTCACCAGCATTGAGGTCAAGACCGCGACCGGCAGGCTGCGCCCTGAGCAGCAGCAGTGGCTAGATGCAGTGCTGTCAGCAGGTGGCATTGCCGGCGTGGCGCGCTCGGTCAGCGATGCAGAGGCATTGTTAAGAGATGTTGCACAGGGTTGATCAGGGCGGCGCATGGGCTATACTGAAGGAGTCGGGAGCGATCCCGGCATCCACCGCACCTAGAAACATGAATACC